TATTGCCGATGCGCAATTATCGGTGCTGCTATCTTGTTGTTATGGGCTGTGGCGTATGTGTTTCGTGTGTTACGTAAGCTATTTTGAGGTTGAATATGTTAAAGCGTGTGTTATCTGTAGCTAGGCCGTCGGTTATTTGGGGTGGTCTTGTTTCTCTGTCGTTTTCTCCTGCTGTTTTCGCCGCTGATGCGGCTGGTAGTGGAATTGATGTAGGTGAGGTTGTTGCAGCAATCAAGGCAGCAGCGGGTCCTATTGGTACTATTGGTATTGCCGTTCTTGGTGTTACTGTGGCTCTTCATGTTTATAAATGGGTGAGGAAGGCATTTTAGGGCGTATTTACTTTTTTTGTTTGTGTTGAGGTGGGTGGGGAGGGGTGTTTTAAATAATGCCCCTTCCCAGGGAGAAAGGGGCGTATCGTGTTTGGTTTTATATTTTTGTTTGCTTTGTGTATTGCGGGCATTATTATTTTTTTGGATTAGCCGCGATGCGTAGTGTTATTTTTCTTTTTTTTCTTGTTTTTTGTTCTAGTGTGTTCGCCGAGCCTAAGTGTTCTGCTCCTATTGCTACTCCTGCATCTGGAGTGTTTTTTGATCAAGCAGAAGCCTATGGGGCTGCTCAAAGTAATCTTCAGTATCAGCTTTGTATGAGTGATTATACAAATACTGGGCACGTTAAGACTGGTGATAGGCAATATATAGCTGTCTTGGATAGTCCTCATGCTGTTGTCGGTTATTATAGTTATGGTACGTCTTGTTCTGAAAAGCAGAATGATGTCTATACCTTTTCTGATAATTATTATTCTAATTTTAATAATGGCACGCGTTCTTGTTTTGTTGGTTGGAAGCCGTCTGTAAATTCTTCATCTTGTGAAGTTGTTATGCATGCTGATCCTGTGACGCATAGAATTATTGCGGTTCATACAGGGACAGTGTGTGATGCGTTGAATTATAAGCAGGACTGTCTTTCACATCCTGGTTATGTATATAAATCGGGCGGGTCTGGTGCCGCTTCGGCTGTGGAAGGATATGGGGATTGTGTCCCAGCAAAGCCTCAATGTTCTTTGGATCAGAAAAGCGTAGGCGGTGTCTGTGTTGATAAATGTCCTGATGGGATGTTGGAGGACCCTGTTAGGCATGAGTGCGAATTTGATCGTAAGGACTGTCCTTTGGGTCAGATGCGTGCTCCTGATGGGACTTGCGTAAAAACTTCTGACTCGTGTCCTAGTGGTCAGGCTCGCGGTGCAGATGGTGCGTGCAAAAGGGATAAGGACGGTGATGGTAAGCCAGATGATGAGCAGCCCGGTAAGGATGGGGATGAGGGTAAGTCTTCTTTTTCGTGGTCTGGTGGGTGTGATGTTGCCCCATCGTGTTCGGGTGATCCGGTGCTGTGTGGTCAGGTGCGTATTCAGTGGCGCATTGAGTGCAATCTGCGTCCTGATGCAAAGGTGAGTGGTGGCGCGTGTGACTCTGTTCCAGTATGCACTGGCAAGAAATGCGATGCGATGGAATATAGCTCGTTAGTTTTGCAATGGCGTACGGCGTGTGCTGTGGAGCGGGCTACAGGAGTGGCCTTGGGTGGTAACAGTGATAGGGATCCCAATGTTGCAGCGATAAAGGATGCGTTAACAGGGAATGACGGTGTTGTTAATACGGGGGATGAGGGCAAGCCATCTTCAGCTTTTTCGGATGGGTCTTCATCAGGGGGCGATGATAAGGATGCTTCAAAGTTTGATGACCAGGGGCGGGGGTATTCCCGTTCGTGTTTTGAGCCTTTAACCGTGGATGTGTTCGGCAGTGAGTTGACGATTGATCTTTCGCCTTTGTGTCAGTTTTTGCAGATAGGTGGCAGGCTGGTTCTTTTATTTTCTGCGCTGTCTAGTTTTCGGATTATTAGCGGTATTTCTAAGGAGTAGCGGTAATGCCTACTTTTTTGGCGGCTCTGCTAACAGGGTTGTTTAATTTATGCAAGTCCAAGCTGGGCTATTTTGTGGCTACTGCATTTGTTTGGTTGGGGATTAACTGGGGGTCTTATCATTTTGTAATTTCTCCCCTAGTTGAGCAGTTGTATACGTACGTTGACAGTGTGGGGTCTGCTGGGGGGCGGTTTGGCGAACTAGCTTTAAGGACTTTGGGTCTTCTTAACTTTGATCGTGCTTTGACGATGATTATTTCTGCGTATGTGAGTAGGTTTGCCATGCTCAATGGCCGGTTGTATCTGTTTAAGCGAGGTTATGGAGTGGCTCCTCCATCTTCTCCGAAGGTAGAGCCAGTCATTCCACCAGCGGGGTAATGTTATGCCTATTCATGTCATTACAGCGCTTCCCGGTGGTGGGAAGACAGCGCTTATGGTCGAAATGTTGCAGGCAGAAGCCAAGCTTGGTGCACGTCCGTTATTTGCAGCCGGTATTGATGGGCTTCAGCCTGGTCTTGCTATTGTGCTTGATGATCCTTCGCAGTGGAATGCTAAGGATGCTCAAGGCAATTATGTTGTTCCTGATGGTTCTCTAATTTTTGTTGATGAAGCATGGAAGTGGTTTGGTATGAAGTATGGTGGCAGCGGTATGCATAAGACTACGCCAGATCATGTGCGGGCGCTTGCCGAACATCGTCATCGCGGTTTGGATTTTGTATGGACAACGCAGCAAGCTCACAAGCAGCTTTATTCTTTTGTTCACGGTTTGATTGGTCGGCACACCTTTATTAAGCGTCGTTTTGGTACGCGCTTTCTTGATGTGTGGGAATGGGATGAAATGGTGGAGAATGTGAATTCTGCCTCTAATCGTGAGTTTTCACGTCACCAGGTGCGTACGCTCCCTAAGCATGTATATAGTTTGTATAAGTCTGCTGAAATTCATACGATCCGTTCTCGTATTCCTTTGCGGCTTCTTCTCATTCCTCTGTGTGCTGTTTTGTTTATTGTCTGTATGTGGTATGCCTGGCATACCTTGCGACCTGATTCTATTGGGTCCACGTTGTTTGGCCAGCAGTCCCCACAAAAGGCGGAGCCTGCGAAGCCGGTGGGGACTGCCAGCCGGTCATCTGGGGGACCTGTAGGAGGAGGGCAAGCTCCGCGCTGGGCAACAGCTGTTGCTTATGCGCGAGATCATTTGCCGCGTTTCCCTACGATGCCGTGGACGGCTCCTATTTTTGATGGTCGTTCTCTGACGGCGGACCCTCAATTGATCTGTATGTCTGGTGGCGAGGGTTTGGATGCCCAGGGTCATTACAAGGGGGCATCTTGTACGTGTTACACGGAGCAGGGCACGCTGTATGATCTTTTGGAGGCTGAATGTCGGCGTATTGCACGCTCTGGGCCTGTTTACAATCCGTATCGTGAACGTGTTCAAGAGCGTGCTGCGGTGCAGCAGTCTGGTTCATCTGGTCCGGTGATGCCTGTCAATACTGAGGTGCGTAGTGTGTCTGTGTCTTCTGCGGGGGCTCTTCCGTGAGTTTTGATAGCATATATCATGCTGATATTTCAATGGATTCATACATTTGTCTTGTTGTCAATAGTTTATGAATTATTCAGAATGGTAGAAGTCGCTCATATTTCTGCATTATTGTGAATAACGCAATTATCATGCCAGTTATTATTCATTCATGATACATTCAATTTATATTCATAATTTTATATGTATGGGAGGGGTATTCGTTTTTTTTCTTGTAATAAACATATGTATGTGCTCATGATTAGCAATCTTGTATCTTTTATAAGATGAGCTTATGAATTTTTGCATTACTTCTTTTTTATTCATTTTTTTTAGTTTATTTGTTTCTTGTCCTGTTTTTGCCGATCAGTTAGTTCATAAATGTTTGTATAAAAAACGTGTTTCTTATCAGTCTGAACCTTGTTCTTCTGGGGCTGAAGTGAGAACTTGGCAAGCTGTTCCTGATCCCCCTCCTAGCAGTGACGAGCTTTGGCGTCGTTATCGGGTCGATCAAGAATTGCAACAACGTTATGCTAGCGATCGTTTGCAGCGTAGTGTCTCTCATAGTCTCGGTTCATCTATTCCTGTGCAAAATTCATCTTGCGATGCTGCAAGAAAACGGCGTGCTGTTATTTTGGATCAGATGGGTGTTAATCGCTCCTACGAGGCTACTGCTTCCGTAGATAATGCTGTTAATGCTGCTTGTAGATGAATACATAGCTTTTGCGCTGTTTATTTAGTGGAATAGCTTGATGAACAATGTTGCTGCTGTGGCTCCTGCGGCAATGAGGCTACTCCCGACTACCACGGGATACCATTTTGATTCTGCTATTAGTTTTTTTGTCTGTGCATTTACTTCGTGAATTTCAGCTTGAATCTTTGCTGTTTCTGCGTTTAGCTTGCTGGTTTCTGTGAGTATTTTTGCAATTTGCGCTTCTCGTTCATTTATGATCTCTGCGTTTTGCGTCATTGTCATTTTTCCTGTTGTTTGCTTTGCATAGTGTAGAGCAGTAATTGGGGGTGTAGGGGGCTAGCCCCCTACGGAGACGCTTTACGCTTTTGTTGGCGTTGTATCAGCACTTGCCTTAATACGATGATCGACGCGGTCCCACTGGCTGTGTGCCTTCTTTTACGCAAAACCGTTTTTTTGAGGTGCGTTAGTGATGCGCTCACCCTCTTTCGCGGTAAGGCCGCCCCGCAATTCCTCCGCCATATCATTCCAAAAAGACTAGGAACCTAGGAGAGGTTATGTCTCATTTTTTTTTTATGGGGTGACGCTGCACTACGCTGGTTGTCCGAAAAATCTCGTAAAACAACGGCGCATGAAGACGTCGCTAAATTACGCTGGCTGGCTTCTCACTTTGATGGAAAGAAGTTAGCTGCTATTGATAGCGATTTAATCTTGCGTGTGGCTACGCTAAAAGCGGCTGAGACTTCCGCATCCACTGCAAATCGTTATTTAGCGTTGATCCGTTCTATCCTGCGCCGTGCGTTTGATATTTGGCTGTGGATTGATCGGTGTCCTCATATTTTACTGTTTCCAGAACCCACAAAACGGGTTCGCTGGTTGACGCCTGTTCAAGCTCGCTCGTTGCTGTCCGAGTTGCCATTGCATCAGCGCGCTATGGTTATTTTTGCTTTGTCAACGGGATTACGTCAGGCCAATGTATTAAAATTACGTTGGGATCAGGTCGATCTTGTCCGTAAGGTTCTACGTATTCCTGCCGATCAGGCGAAGGGACGGCAAGCAATCCGGATTCCGTTATCGCTGCATGCTTTGCAAGTGCTTCAGGCGCAACGTGGACAGCATCATGAATGGGTGTTTACTTATTGTGGTCGTTCTATTCGTTGGGTGAATACTCGTGCTTGGCATCGGGCATTGCAGCGAGCAGGGATACAGAATTTTCGTTGGCATGATTTGCGGCATACCTGGGCCTCTTGGCATGCTCAGGCGGGCACTCCGCTGTATGTGTTGCAAGATTTGGGTGGGTGGCAGTCTGAATCAATGGTGCGCCGCTATGCACACTTGACACCCAGTCATTATTCTGGTTATGCGGAGGCGGTTACGGAGTTTCTTCCATGATATTGCTAACGTCCATCGGCCTTTTAATCCGCTGGTCGCTGGTTCGATTCCAGCACGGCCCACCAGCTTGTTTCACTCCTTCTAGTGCCTCTCTGTTTGCCATACTTGCGTGAGATGCGTTCGTAAAACTAACGCCTGCGCCTACTATTAACATCGTTTAACGATGTATGTCCTATCCCTAGCTGATCTACTAGATGATGAACAGTCCGGTAAGGATGGGGAAGATGGTAAGTCTTCTTTTTCGTGGTCTGGTGGGTGTCCGGTGCTGTGTGGTCAAGTGCGTATTCAGTGGCGGATTAAGTGCAATCTGCGTCCTGATGCAAAGGTGAGCGGTGGCGCGTGTGACTCTGTTCTGGAATATAGCTCGTTAGTTTTTACAGTTGCGTACGGCGTGTGCTATGGAGTGATCCACAAGGGGAGCCTTAGGCGGTAACAGTAAAAATTATGGAGATCCAAATGTGGCAAGGATGGTGTTGTTGATACGGGGGATGAGGGCAAGCCATCTTCAGCTTTTTCTTATGGGGCTTCATCAGGAGGTGATGACAAGTATAAGGATGCTTCAAAGTTTGATGACCAGGGGCGGGGGTATTCCCGTTCGTGTTTTGAACCGTTATCTGTAGTTGACTGGAGTAACGGTAATGCCTGCTTTTGGGGCGGCTCTGCTGACGGTGATGGGGCTGTTTAATTTATGCAAAAGGTTGCGTTTTGCTTTCCTGTCAATTTCGCATAATGCCTATTATGTCCACGTGGAGAAGATGGGTACGAGAACTAGCCAATAGTCTAAAAAAGAGACTTACAGGGACACCACTAGCACACGCACAATGACTAGCGATGAGATTCCCAATCAAATACTGACAGGAAACTGGACAGGATTCGCATTCATCAACGGAAAGCTAGTCACACCAGAAAGAAGAACCATTGAAGAATGGCAACTCAGATGGCTATCGCTAACGTGCACACTAGCGCAAGAATGGCAAAAAATGATGGAAGAAGCGCGAGCGGCAGCTCCACAAGGCGGCCTTACTAACGCACCTCAAAAAACGGTTTTGCGTAAAAGAAGGCAAACAGTCAGTGGAACCGCGTCGATCATCGTATTAAGGCAAGTGCTGATACAACGCCAAAAAAAAGCGTAAAGCGTCTCCGTAGGGGGCTAGCCCCCTACACCCCCTATTGATCTACACTATAAAAAGGACACAACTGAAGAAAGAAAAGCAGAGCATGAACACATTCAACCATGATGCAGAAATTGCCAAACTATTAGCAGAAACAGCAAAAATTCAAGCTGAAATCCATGAAGTTAACGCCAGCACAAAAAAACTAATTAATGAATCAGAAAAACTAAACTCAGAATCAAAAAAACTAAACTCAGAATCAAAATGGTATCCAGTAGTGGTAGCGAGCGGGCTCATGGCAGCAGGAGCGACAGCAGCAACCTTATTTATCAAACTATTTCACTAATCTGAGAACCACATCAATAAAAAACCAAACTGCCCTACCCTACACATTCAATTATGAACATAAAATAAATAGATTATGAATGAAAAATTACAAAAGACCTAAAAAACTACCCAAAACACACCTAATGAGAAGAAACAGCAGAAGAAGAAGACCCTAAAATAGAAACAGAAGGAACAGAAGAAGACAAAGAAACAGAAGAAGGAGAAAGAGAAGAAGAAGAAGAGGGAGAAGAAGAAGTCACATAAGCGTGATAAACATTAAATGGCAAAGGAGAAGCCAACAAACGACGGCACTCAGAGACACTCATATCAATCTGATAACCATCCGTATTAAAACAACGACAAGAACGCTCAGAAGACACACAGCCAGACAAAGTAGGAGCAGATTCAGTCTCTAAAACGGCATACGTACGCATCCCAGAAACTAAAGAACGAGAAGAACTCAGCGAAGCAGGGGCAGCTCGCAAGCTCGCCTGCCCCTGAGCACCCGCTACAGAAGATGAAGCTTCAGACAAATGAGCAGGACTATAATAATGCCAAAAAACCAAGCCAATCACAGAACAAGTCACACAAACAGATATAGCACTCCAGACCTTCTTAGGAATCCTAAACTTATGACTCACAGTATGAAGAGTGCTAGAAGCATATAAAGCATAACGATCCTTAGGAAACTTCCAAACCTCCTCCTCGGCTTTTTCACGTTGATGAACATCATAGGGATCATCCTGAGCACGAGACCAACGATATAAACCAGCGGTCTGCAACCCCATAGCACGGTTCAAATGCACATGCTCACCCACCAAACGACGTAACTCAAGATGAATCTTCGTCGGCCACTGAGTAACAAACATAAGATCATAGCCACCATGTCGATGTGTATCTAAATCACACACCCTAGGATCATCAGAGCGACCAGGGCGACCAGTAGGAAACATACGATGAGCTTCATCGTAAACAATCACACTCCCTTGAGGCGTTGTACGCCAATCGTCGGGGGCAGACTGAACAACATAACCAGTAAGACGACGAACTGCCTCAACATCAAACCCTTCAATATCAGTGTAATAAGAACGGGGAACAGCACCAGACTTAACAAGAGATTTATCAATCTCAATCTGTTTAATTAACCAATCAACAGCATACAAAGTCTTACCATTACCTGGAGCGCCAGTCACAAGATATAACATTAAGTAGTCGCCTTCACTATACCAACATGGAGAGATTGCAAAGCTAAGCGAGTCAACATGGCACTACCAATAATTGACAACGCCTCACCAAAGCCCATTAACAAAGCAATATTTAATACATCGGCAGAAATACCAGACATCTTAGAAACAATAAGATTCAAGGCGGAAGTAACAAGAGGAATTAAAGGAACAGTAGTCACCAAAGCAAGACCAGCACCCACTAAACCACGTGCAACTGTCTGACCCAAAATATTACGCAACAACATAGCTAACCAACTAAACATTCTTCACCCCGCGAAAACCGCCCGCAATATAAGCAGCAAGAATGGTAGCAATCACAATGACAACAGGACGCATTAAAGCAGCAAAATCACAAAAAGGCTGATAAGAAATTTCAACACTAGTTTTATAACCGGAAAACTCTATAGGCAAAGTCGTAGGAGAAGGACAAGCACCCTCCCCTAAACCAGATGACCAAGTCTTAGCCTGAGGTAATTTATCAACGTAAGGAACATCAGGAGGGACAAGAGGTTTCTTCAAAAAATCATCAGACCTCACCCAGTCAATAAAATCACAAACAACACTGGCCCAACTACAAAAAGAGGGCCAAGCCGTACCAGAGCGAGGGGGGCTAGCACCACCACTAGATGGCTGTTGATCAGGAGCATGAGAAGCCTTCAACTCATCCTCTAAAGAACGACGCAACTTATTCAAAGCAGAAACTATCTCAGGCGTAAGAAGAACAGCACCGGTCTGAGAATCAGTTAAAACAGAATTGACTGTAGAAGGATCAGAACGAACCAACTGACCCAAATCAGTGTCAAGAATGACAGAAGGAGGTAAACCGGAAGAATAGTCAGGAACTGATTCAGACGTCTTACTCAGATGACCGATATACTCCCCGCCCCCTTCAAGATGATACATCCACCTATCAGAAGAAATAGAAGAAACATTAGAACTAACAACAAGAGGCTGGGGAGGAGACAAAGAACCCTGGTAAGAATTAATAGGACCAATCAACCCCTCAGGAGTCACAGAATAAAAAACATGACCATCACCTGGGCGCTGCCACCACCAAGAAACAGTACCAGCAGAAATCTCTTTTAAAGCAGGACCACTCATCACTTCATGAGTCAACTCATCAATGACCCACCCTGCCCCATTAATTAAACCACTCAACATAGAATAAACATTATAAAAAGCCATACCACGGCGAACAGCGACCTTTGCAAGAGCGCCCAATGTTGAAGTTGATATATCTACAGGAACAGTATAATACCTAACACCATTCACCAAACCACTAGACCTAGCCTCAAAGGTAGCAGAAACATTCACACCATCTGTAATAACAGAAGAATACCTAACAGAAGTAGGAACTACTTCAACAGAAGGAGGAACATTCTGAGCAAATAAACAAAAAGAAAATGAAATTAGTAAAGTTAACCCTAAGGCCGAAATAAAATATAAAAAGAAAGAACGGCTACACATAAGACCAACCAAACATCCATAACAATGCTCCAAAGGGGAGGAGAACACTCCTCCCCACTAAAAAAACATCATCCAAATATGGCACCTTTAAGCCACTTCCAACCCACAGAAATAGCAGCAGGAGCAAGCTTAGCAGCACCAATAGCAGCAACAGCAGTAGCAATACCACCCAAAGCAGTAACAGCCGCACTAGAATCAAAAGAAGCTCCTGCCGCATCAGCAGCAAAAACTAATGAACTAGTAGAAATTAAAGAAAAAAAAGAAATACCACGACCAATATAAGATTTCATAAAAACACCCTGATAATAAAATTAATCACGAACTACAGTTAAAAGAAAATTAAACCCCCAAGCAACCAAAAAACACATCAAAATAGAAGGCAAAACAGCACGGACATCCTCATAAGAAATTGGAGGCAACAAAGAAGGCGGAACCATCCAAGCCTGTTGAGAACATGTCATAGCCTGAACATCATACTGTGTGCAATATAAAGCCATTAATTGCTGTGCCACAACTAATCATCCCTTACCAGAAACACTAGAAGACGCAAGAGGAAGCTTTACATCAACTAACGTCTTCTTACGAGATAATTCAAGCCCAAAACGACCCATAACAAGATCCGATAGCACATCCCATAACTTGACAGCTCCCACGGGATAACCCTCCCGTAATCCATCTACAACAACTTCTATTTCCACCCGCATCTTTTCACAATCCAATTCAGCACGTTGGCTATAAATCGGCATTTGTGTCCCTTGTTTAGTAGTCACAGTACGCATAGCTACATCAGACTTAATCGTTACTTTTGGCATTTGCATTTGCATTGACTGACTCTCATTGATTGATAAATTCACTCATTAAATAACTTAAATTAATATCGTCGTCTCTCGTCTCTCGTCTCTCGTCTCTCGTCTCTCGTCTCTCGTCTCTCGTCTCTCGTCTCTCGTCTTGTGATTTCACCATTAGATAAATTTCGGTCGCTTCTGTGGGGTCAAGCTAAGTCCCCCCTTACCCCCCACAGGAGACAAGGCAGAACTGCTTTGAACCCACAGTGCGGGGCTTGCCACCTGCCACCGGGGGACTGGATAACGGACCAATCGCCGGATTACTTACCGCTGTCACCTGTAATCAAGGTGCCCTGCTCGGGACGTGGGCTATAATCAATCTTCGGCGGCACCCATGCCCCGAAATTACGCGACACATCGACCTCACCACCCTTTGAAACGTACTTAGAGACATAACCAGTAATATCCATCTGGCTACGCGGAGCCTCGATACGATTACGGCCAAACTCTCGATACCAAAACTCGTGCCACTCATACCGATTCATTAAACGATTAATATCCTCATCCGGCGTAGCCACGACGGCATGAAAATGTAACCGCCCATCACGGTGCCACTCCTGACCTCTGGCCCATTGAATACCGCAATGAGAACGTTTGGACCAGACACGACCATATAACGCACGATTAATACTACTGACGAAAAATCGAAACGCTTTATCAGCGGCCTCCGGATGCATACTGCCATTAGAACCAGATTTCGTCGGTCGAAACGTTAAGGTCCAAAACTGCTGCCAGGAACTGCGGCGTAATAAATCAGCATAAGCTTGCGATTGAAGGCGGACCCCGGATTGATTGAACTGGGTAGTTAATAATTGACATAACTGCTCATCACTCTCTGCAAGAGACATCTCCCCTACTTAAAAGATTAGGACCAAAATCACCAAGTAAATAACGTTGATAACGAATTTCGTCGAAAATCGAAAAAACAAAGACAGCACAGACCATTGGAATTAAAACCCAACGGAAAGAAGAAAAATACAACACAAAAACAAAAAGAGAAAAAAGGAATGAAACTAAAAAATCAAAAATAATAGAAATCGAACTATAAACCACCCTAGCTAAAAAGCGAGAATAAAAAATGAACTTGTCACGTGAAAATGACATAATCACAATTCAATATCAGCAGGGGAATATAACGAAGAAAGATGAAATAAACGACGGTCGAATTCCTCAAGCTGAAAATAAATATCAGACAAATAAAACTGCATAAGACGAACAGTATCTAACACAGATTCATCAGAAGCTTTAAAAGCAGAAGAAAGAATGAAAAATAGATTTCTTTGAATAAGTCCAATCTGGTATTCAATATCAGAAGATAATGAAGTCAAAGAAGAAATATACTGATAAGCAAAAAGAGGATCAGCATCTAAAACTGATAGTTTAGACATGTCGCAGCGCCTTGATTAAACACTGTATATGTACAGATTTTATATCTTGGGAAAGATGGAACAACTTAATCTCAGCGTCCAAAATAGCCGAAGAAATATGACGCCTTGCTTGAAACATCTCTATATCAAAAGCTTGAAAATCTAATTCTTGTAATTTCTTCTCAGCTAAAATCAAGTCCTTCACTATTTCTTCAATACCAGAAAATAAAAGAGAAATACCCGAAGACGGATGAGAGGTACCCTCCTGATCAGTAACAGAAACCTTAGAAGCCGAAGATACTTCGCTCTGATCACCCAAAGACTTAAAAGACATCCCCTCATGTGGATTACACGTAGCAACTTTCAACATCTCAACACTCCTACCGTGCCCTATCCTGTCTTAGAGCACCTCCCCATCCAGGATAGGATGAACGGGGAGATGAGTCCGGTATCTCTTGTTACCACCGGTAACCAAAGATACCACATAAAAGAGATAAGATGTCAACAATTGTTACCACCCAAAAGAAAAAAAATGGATGTAAAAACACTTACTGAACTAGCGCTAAAAAAATCGGGAGACACGAGCATTAGAGCATTTGCAAAACGGCTAGGAGTTTCACATGTAACTGTACTAGCCTGGCTAGATGAAACCAGATACCCATCATTCGAACATGCAGCACATTTAGCAGGATTAGCAGAACTACCAATAATAGAGACAGCATCAAATATACGAATGCAATGCCCAAGCAACACTAACAAAAAGAGATCAATACTAAAACAAATAGCAAATGCAACAGCAACACTACTAATAGGGGTAGGCATCACCTACCCTAACCCGTCTCAAGCACAGTCAATAAGTGAAAGTTCAGTAATGAAAGTTCAGATAATGCCTATTATGTCCGCTGGAGAAGATGGGTGCGAGAACTGAGAAATAGTCTAAGAAAGAGACTTAAAGGGACACCACTAGCGCACGCACAATGACTAGCAATGAGATTCCAAATCAAACACTGACAGGAAACTGGACAGGATTCGCATTCATCAACGGAAAACTAGTCACACCAGAAAGAAGAGCCATTGAAGAATGGCAGCTCAGATGGCTATCACTGACCTGCTCACTAGCGCAAGAATGGCAAAAAATGATGGAAGAAGCACGAGCGGCAGCGCCACAAGGCGGCCTTGCCGCGTCCGATCCGCAGCGCATCACTAACGCACCTCAAAAAACGGTTTTGCGTAAAAGAAAGTACCCAGCGACTGGAAGCGCATCGATCATCGTATTAAGGCAAGTGCTGATACAACGCCAACAAAAGCGTAAAGCGTCTCCGTAGGGGGCTAGCCCCCTACACCCCCTTAGTGATCTACACTATGTAAAGAAAACACTAGGAAAGATGAGAATGACCCAAAAAGAACACAACGCAGAGATCATAGATGAGCAAAGAATACAAATTGCAAAATTGATCTCAGAAACAGCAAAAATTCAAGCTGAAATTCACGAGGTAAATGCACATACACAAGAAATGACAGCGCACACCCAAAAACTAATAAAAGAAAGCCTAAAAATATCTAAAGAATCAAAATGGTATCCAGTAGTAGTAGCTAGTGGCCTGATGGCAGCAGGAGCAACAGCAGCAACTTTATTTATCAAACTATTTCACTAATCTGAGAACTACATCAATAAAAAAATCAGACTGCCCTACCCTGCATATACAATTATGAACATAAAATAAATAGATTATGAATGGATCATAACTGGAATGATAATTGCGTTATTGACAAAAGAATAAAAATGTGAATGAAAATATTTTATAGAGACCCAAAAAACTAACGGGAAAACGAAGAACCACGCCCCAAATCATCACGATGTTCATAGCCAGGTGATTGCGGAAACGTCCCCATAGCACGTTCCCCCTTCTCTATGATACTTCCCTGAACGGCAGGGGCTCCGCTCGCATCACTCGCTGCGCTCGCAATGCTCCCTGCGCTCTGCTGATCACGGGATAAATTATATAAACGCGGGTCCGTTTCACGAACAGGCTCCCGCCAAGGCCATGCTGTCGCCACTAGAACATGACTAAGGACAGAAATACGCACGCCATAAGAGTGCACAGAGACATCAAAACCCAAGGCACGCAACTGCTCTAAATCAAGCTGCTCAATCACCAAATTTTCCGTATTAATCCATTGCACCCAAGCACGATACTCATGCCCCACCTGCGCAAGCGCAGCCAAACGTAACCGACCCTTGGCATTAAGATCAAAAATATAACGTTGCTCAGACCCAATCTGACAA